GACCTGATCGATGACTATCAAGGTCGATATGACTTCTATCATCGCATAGAAGAAAAGGTTCCGTTTGATCTAGAATATATGAACAAGATTACTAGAGGTGGTCTATCGCGCAAGTCGCTGAATATTATTCTGGCGGGCACTGGTGTTGGTAAATCTCTAGCAATGTGTCATATGGCCGCAGCCAATTTGATGATGGGTAAGAATGTTCTATACATCACGATGGAAATGGCTGAAGAAAAAATCGCTGAACGTATTGATGCTAACCTACTGAATGTACCGATTCCGGATTTGCAATCTCTGCCTAAAGACTTATATGAAAAGAAGATTGCAGGTATTCGAGCAAAGACTACTGGCAAGCTTATCATCAAAGAATATCCGACAGCTTCAGCACATGCAGGTCATTTCCGTCATCTACTCAATGAATTAAACTTGAAGCGGTCATTCGTACCAGATATCATCTATATTGACTATCTGAATATTTGTATGTCTGCGCGTATTAAGACCGGTTCTAATGTAAATAGCTATACCTATGTTAAGGCTATAGCAGAGGAGCTAAGAGGTCTTGCAGTTGAGCGCAATGTTCCAATCGTATCAGCGACACAAACCACACGGTCAGGTTATGCCAGCTCTGATGTTGACTTGACCGATACATCTGAATCATTCGGTCTACCTGCGACTGCCGACTTCATGATTGCCCTTATCTCTACTGAGGAGCTACAAGAGCTAAGTCAATTCATGGTAAAACAACTAAAGAATAGATATAGTGATCCTGGTATGAACCGTAGGTTTGTTATCGGGGTGGATCGAGAGAAGATGCGTCTCTATGATGTCGAGCAATCGGCCCAATCAGATATCATGGAGGATAAACCTATCATGGACAAAACCAATTTTGGTCAGCGCCGTGATGAGGAAGAAAATATGGGTTGGAAAACAAAGAAAACGGGTCGGAAGGACTTCTCAGGTTTAAAGGTGTAAAATGGGTAAGAGTCGTAAATTTAATCTGGACGATTATGAAGATGATTATAGTATTCCAGATCCTAAAGAAAGAGACTGGCGAGATGAACGCAAAGAAAAGCGCGCCAAAAAAGAAGCTATGGATATTGAAACACCATTTAAACCTATATGGGAACAGCCCAGAATACAACGTGGGCGTCGTTGATATATAACCTTTAGTGAACATATTTTGCCATTGACTATTCGGGTAATACCTTGTATGATACCTCATGCAGGAGATGTCTATGGCAATTTCTGTTATCAAACCAAAAATCCATGTTCGCGGCAGAGACGCGAAATATAGAGCTTTGGTGCGTAAAGCTGCTAGTTGGATGATATCTGATCTTGTTAGTCAAAAACTTAGTCAAAAATTAATTATCAAAATCCATCTCATTAGACTTCTTCATATGAATGAACATATATTTGGTGATTGTGAATGGATTGATGATAATAAAAGACCTAAAGAGTTTGTAATAAGATTATATGCTGGTCCAAATAGAAAGAGAACATTAAAGACTTTGGCTCATGAACTTATTCATGTCAAGCAATTTGCTAAAAGAGAAATGTATGATCACATACAAAATATTGATTTGGTGACATGGAAAGGTCAAAGAGTTGATAGTACCGTGGTTGATTATATCGATCAACCATGGGAAAAAGAAGCATATGATATGGAAATACCTCTTCTTAATAAATGGGCAGTTTCAACAGGTAACGAAAAATATGTATGGAGGTCTAAACGATGATGTGGTTACTGGTTGTAGTAAGCTTGGTATTTACGCAAGATGAAGGCAGTCCCAAGGTTCAGCTTTTACTTGCTTCTTCATATGAGGAATGTAATACTTGGTCAAATATAGGTAATGCTGGTGCATTTGACAATTCTCCTGGAGGTCGTCGTGCATTTTTCTGCTATAGGTTGATGCAATGAGTCAAGAAGTTAGTATACCCACAACTTTCTATGATAGTCTAAAAATAGAATCTGTTGAAAGACTATATGATGCAAAATATGTTGGTGCGTGGTCTATCAAAGATAAAACAGGAGACTGGAGTTTGCATCCAGTCGAGGTTTTCTATCAACCTATTTTGAAAGACGCATCTCACAAACATTACTTTGGAGTTTATTTGGGCCCTGAGGGACATGCATATATCTGTGATGCAACATCAGCTTTTTCTAGTCCAATCGCAGGAGCAGTTGCAGATGATGGTGAGATTATCGTAAGCGGATATAGACATGACTATCGGAAAAGTAGAGATGGGTCTGTATTCATTGACGGTGGTCGAGATTACATCAAAACCAATACTAGAAAATTAGTTAATCTTACTATGGTTGAAGGTAAGCTTATAGTTTCATAAATATGGCTATCATATAAAGAGGTAGCCATGTCATTCAAAAGATGGTTGTTCGAACAAACGGAGTCTAATAGACTTCCTTTCGATAAAGCGAAACGTCGTGGATGGTGGCGTGAAGGTGATCACTATATCCTATATCATGGCACGCATGACCGCAATGTAGCATCAATGATGAAATCTGGTATCAATAGACCAGATCCATCTACAGGAATGTATTCAACAACACCAGATCCCCATACCGCACATGGATATGCATCCATGTCTGGTGGTGGGGGTGAAGCACATTTTAGAGGTGTCAATGCTAAAGCTACCACGACTCCTCATAGCGAACGCTCAGTTTTAAAATTAAAAATACCTGCCGATTGGGCAGAGCGTAATATGGATGCTGATCTGCGTGGTAACATGGGTGATGCCAAGAAGCGCATGATGGATCGCAATGAATATTACAAATGGACAGCTAAAAATCCAGAGGCCGCTGACTCCGAATATTATATGGCTACAGAGGTTCGGTTTAAGAAACCGATTCCTCCTGAATTTATTGAGGGCCATATGAAAAAATTCGGGGGTTAAGATGGCAGCTCAGCAAGGATTTCTTTATGAAGAAAATACAGCAAAAATATTAAAACCTATGGGATTTGTCCCCAAAGATTTTAAACCTGCGGGCGCCGGCTCTGATCAACCGGATTTAATGCTTATGTATAAGAAAAAGACTGCAGGTTGTGAATTAAAAATAACAGCGGCCTCGGCAGGATCATTAGTCATAAAATATGATGGCAAAAATAGAAGATCACCATGGGGATTTGGTAAGATAGGACCTGAGGATAAAGAAAAGATATTCATTGCTGAACTTGCCGAATATGTCGGTCTATTTGATACTATTAAAAAACAATGGAAAGAAATACCATTTAAAAGAGATAAAGATGATCTATGGGAAGCTACAGCAGGGCAGATGACTGCTAGACAAAGATATGAACGTGACCTTTCAATATTCAAAGATATTAAAGGTGAAATCCCAGCTTCTAAGATAGAAGATTATTATAATAGAAAAAAGACATATTATGTCAATGTTGGTACCCACGGTTTTTATCTTTTTGGTTCTTCTAATCCTTTTGGTTTAAAAGGAGTTCCTAGATTTTCTCAATCAGCTAAAGCAATATATCGTGCTAGGGTACAATATAAGGGAAGTGATAATTACCAATTTACTTTTGAAATGCAATTTTCTATGACAAATAAATCTCCTTTCAATATAGCCCCTGTAGATGGTAAAAGTGTCACGATTGACAAGAAAAAAATAAATCTTTCGTGTTTCGTGTGAGGTAGATATGACAGGGTTCGCAAAATTTTTATCTGAATCTGTAGCGGCTGATGACAAGCTAAAGCATCTAGAACATGCTGAGGATCATCCTATCAATGCAGGTGCTGCGGGTTTTAAGCACGCTGCTGATACACTAAATGCTGTACATAATCAGCTTCGCCGCAAAGATGGTTCTAATGTCAAGGTAACGATGAAATATGATGGATCACCATCAATAGTATTTGGTCATCATCCTGAAACAGGTAAATTTTTTGTTGCATCAAAATCAGCCTTCAATGTAAAGCCCAAGATCAATTATACAGATCAAGATATAGAAGCTAATCATGGTCATGCGCCAGGTCTAGTATCAAAGCTAAAGGCTGCACTAAAACATCTACCCAAGGTAACACCTAAGGGTGCTGTATATCAAGGCGATATTATGCATACTCCTGAAGATGTAAAGACTTCAGGAGATACACTAAATTTCAAGCCTAATACAATAACATATTCAGTACCTAAAGATAGTCCTGTTGGTAAGAAGGTATCACGAGCCCAGCTTGGTGTGGCTGTGCATACAAAATATCAAGGTAAAACATTGACTGATATGAAGGCTGGATTTGAGCCTGACACATCATCATTTAAACAGCATCCAGATGTTCATATGATTTCTGTTGAGCATCCTGTGGAACGTACTGGATATACATCAGCTCAAGAGCGCGAATTTGAAAGTCATATGAAGAAGGCTAAAGCTGTAGCATCTTCAATGACATCATCATCCCATAAGGCTGTTGAAAGACATCGCGATAATATAAAGATGTATATCAATGATACTGTCCGTCAAGGCACTAAGCCTACTACAGATGGTCTTAAAAAATACGTCACATCTAGACAAGCAAAAGCATTATCAACATTAAAAACTGATAAAGCGCGTAGTGTTAAACAGCAAGAATTAAAAGATTCACTTGATCATCTTGATGCTAATAGACAACATATAGACAAAGCTTTTGAATTGCATGGACATCTACAACGTGCTAAAGATGTTCTGGTTCATGCATTATCATCAAATCCAGGATCATTTCAGCATACCATAGGTGGTCAAGCTGCAAAACCTGAGGGCTTCGTTGCAATTAAGAATGGTGCTCCCACTAAGCTAGTTGACCGCGCAGAATTTAGCAGAGCCAATCTTTTATCAGCAAGAGGCTAGAATCCCTAAATAGGTCAACGCTGTATAGTCCACGGAAAACCAGCGTAGGGAGGGCAAATGAAGCCTGTTGCAATTACTTTTGGGCGCATGAACCCGCCTACTATTGGTCACCAAAAACTGGTAGATCATTTGCATTCCGTAGCAAAGAAGCATGGTGCAGACGCCGAGGTTCATTTATCACATACACAAGATAGCAAGAAAAATCCTCTGTCGCATGGACAGAAGGTTGGTCTAGCTCGTAAAGCTTTTGGATCTTCTGTTCAGTCTGGTCCACATAAAACTATCATTGATGTGATGAAGCATCTTCATAAGCAAGGTCGTAAGGAAGTTCATGTCGTGGTAGGTGGTGACCGTCACAAAGAAATGCATGAGCTTCTGCACAAATATAATGGAAAGGACTATCATTTTGATAAAATACATGTCCATTCTGCGGGGGAGCGTGACCCGGATGCTGAAGGCGCTGAAGGTATGTCAGCATCCAAGATGCGAGAACACGCAAAAAACAAAAATCACGAAGCCTTCAAATCAGGTCTACCATCAGGTTTACGGTCATCGTCACATAGGGTGATGAAGATGGTTCGCTCTGGTATGGGTCACGTTGAAGAGGGTGATCCGTTCGGCGGTGGCGTGAATATGTTTGTTCCTGCGGATAGAGCACCACCCGAGACTGCAGTATCGATGCAGCATGAAGAAGATCCTGATGGGCCCGATGAACCTCGTTCAAGCGAGGCTATCGGTGCACACGATGAATTAAATCATAAGCTATTTGCTGATGATCGCTTGATGCCTGAGGTTCGCATTCAGTTACGCAAGATTGCAGATCAGTTTATTCGTTTTGTTGCAGTACCTCTCGATGTCAAAGATATTGTATTCACTGGTTCTAATGCTAGCTATCATTATACTGATCATAGTGATATCGATCTACATGTGGTTGTGAAGCTAAAGGGTGGTGCATCAATGCGCGCATATATGCGCCAGCTATTCGATGCAAAGAAAAGCCTCTGGAATCAGATGCACAATATTACGATTCGCGGTTTTGAGGTTGAGCTATATATCGAACCGACCGAAGAGCCTGCGGTTAGCTCTGGTGTGTATAGCATCCAAAATGACAAATGGGTCAAGCATCCTACTAATCAAAAGCCTACCATGGATGATGTCAGTGTGCGTAGCAAATATCGTCAGTATAAAGATGAGATCGATGCAGCCATAAAATCAAATGATATGTCGAAAATTGGAGCTTTGCTGGCAGAGCTTCGTGAAATGCGTAGTTCAGGCCTAGCTAAAGGTGGCGAATATAGTGTTGAGAATATAGTCTATAAGTTACTTCGCAGCAGAGGTGATCTACAGAAATTGTGGTCGATTCAATCAGAGCTGGGCGACAAAGAATTATCAATGGAAGGCCATCGCTATTATTCAGGCCTAGACAAGTCGACTGCTAGCAAACGTAAGTCTCAATTTAAGAGACAGACAAAGATGTCAGATAGTGATCCAAGCGCATATAAGGCAGCGCCTGGTGATAGTAAAAAGACTAAGACAAGTGTTCATACAATGAAATATCGCAGACAATTTGGCGATAACTATAATGCGAATGATGTTCAATTCAATCCACCGGAGCTGCCCGTGCGATATTCATATCTGTCTGCTTCATATAACAAGAGATTTGAGCAGTTCGCGGAAGCTGCTGGTTATCGGGACATGTTTAGAGGAATCGTTCCTCACGGTTTAGATCCGACTACAGAACCTTTGAGCCATGCAGTTCCGACATCAAGATATGATCTGGAATCCGCCGATAGCGCATCAAAGCTGATGCAAGATAAGCATCGCAGAGAAAAAGATACTTTAGCTAAAAAGCACGAGAGGGAGAGAGAATCCATGAAGATGCAGGATCTCCGCAAGAAAATGATGCAGCGCGATGAAGAAGTCGAGCGAATTGCAGAAGCGACTAAAGACGGAAATGCAAGCTGGAGGGTTCCAGCTCATGTCAAAAAGCATCTAGAAGATAAGCATGGTCGGGCGCAGTCCATTCATGTATCCTCTGATGGGTCAAAGATAACTCATAGTGTACGTCACCTCGATGATGATGGTATGGATCACTATGAAACTAGAACACACGAATACAATGGTAAAGATCCAGTCAAAGATCGTAAAGTTGGCAAACTGATTAAACATGTTAAGCCAAAGATGTCAGTCGAAGAAGCGGCCGATCAAGGTCTAGCAAAGAAGGCTGAAAAATCTGGTATTCCAGTTAGCGTATTGCGTCAGGTTTATAATCGTGGTATGGCCGCATGGAAGACTGGTCATCGTCCAGGCGCCAATCAACAACAGTGGGCCTATGCTCGTGTAAACTCTTTCATCACCAAGGGTAAGGGTACATGGGGTGGAGCTGACAAGGATTTAGCTTCTAAGGTTCGCAAAGAAGGTGTCGAAGTTAAAGAAAGAAAGCTAGACCCCATGGCTGTGCATGTTGACCGTGAACATGGTGACATGTATAGGGTTCATGAGCTAGGTCATCAGGTATCCGATGTGGAAATTGGCTCTTTAGTGCATAAGAGCAAGCTTGATACATTAAAGAAATCAGGTCATAATGTTAAAGATATAAAAGATGTTGATGAAGCAGTTAAATCCGCTGACTTTGAATATAAGAAAGAAAAGCTACCTGATGGTAGAGTTGTATATCGCAAGGTTCATAAGAAACTAAAGGTTGAGGGTGATCCAAATCCTCTGCATCGTGAGACTGGTACAGATTCTTTAGTAAAGAATTATAAGAAAGATACACCAGGACAGAATGAATCTGCTAATGACGCTCGCTATATGGCGCCAGTGCCATGGGCAAAGCAGACAACAGAAGATTCAAAGTCACCGAAGACATTTGAAGATGTACGCAGGGCCCTAGCTGGTCTCCGTGAACAAACAGAATTGTCTGAGGATTTTGTACCTGGAATCATGGATGCACCAACTGCTCAACAGCTAGGTATTCGCGCACAATTCGGCTATGCTAATCATCCTTCAGTCGAAGAGGAAGAAGATGCAGGTTGTGGTTGCGGTGGCAACTGCCAGTGCGATGATGTCGAAGAGGAGCTGGAGATCACCGAGGCTGAATATCAGGGCCGCAAGGTGACTTTGAATAAGCCATTCCGCACCCCAGGTGGCCCTAAGAAGTCTGCCGTTTATACGACAAACGGTGCTGGTAAGGTTGTGATCGTTCGCTTTGGTGATCCCAATATGACGATCAAGAAGAACATCCCTGGTCGCCGCAGCAACTTCCGCGCGCGTCATAACTGCGATAACCCAGGGCCGCGCTGGAAAGCACGCTACTGGTCTTGCAGGGCCTGGTAAATGGCACAGTTTCGGACAGATACTAATAAGTTAGATGGTGCGAACCTGATCACCAGGTTCGAAGTGAATATGCTGTCCAATCGTCTGACGCCATCCGGAACTGCAACGGATGCATTTGGTCGTATTCGTACATCTAATCCACTAACATTATTTGACAGTCAGCACAGATATGTCGATAACAATCTATGGGCCACATCAAATACTGCAGGCACGACATATGCATTTGCGAATAATCAGTCTCTAATCAATATGAATGTTGGTACCGGTAGTGGGCAGCAAGTAATTCGTGAAACAAAGAAGGTATTTGCATATCAGCCCGGTAAATCTTTATTACTAATGAATACTTTTGTCTTTAATGAAGCTAAGCCAAATCTACGTCAAAGAATTGGTTATTTCAATGACTCTAATGGAATATTTCTTGAGCAATCCAATTCTGACATCTATTTTGTAAAGAGGTCGAAAACGTCTGGTGTTGTAGTTGATACAAAGGTTGCTAGAGCTAATTGGAATATAGACAAATTTGATGGTACTGGTGCATCTTCGCAGGGCCCTGTGGGTAGTGAACATACTTCAGGTATCAATCTCACAAAGGCTAATATTCTTTGGACAGATATCGAATGGTTAGGTGTTGGTGATGTACGAATGGGCTTTGTCATCGATGGTTTGATGTTACCCGGTCATGTATTTCATAATGACAACGTAAACACATTACCATATATGTCAACAGCATCTCTACCTCTCAGATATGAAATCACCAATTTTGGTACGACCTCTAGCGACAGCACATTAAAGCAAATTTGCTCATCCGTTATGAGCGAAGGTGGATATGAGCTTAGAGGTATTCAGCAATCAGTATCAACTGTTTTAACAGCGCCATATACTATGGCTACTGCTGGTACATATTACCCTATTGCATCTATACGATTAAAAGCTGGTAGAACCGATGCAATAGTAATACCAACGGCTGTCAATATTCTTGGTAAGGGTAATAACACTACAATATCTTGGCGCATAATGAAAGGTTGCTCACCTACTGCAGGCACTTGGGTATCAGCAGGAGCAGATTCAGCTATAGAATATAATATTACAGCTACTGGTTTGACTGGTGGGCTAGTGATGGCCTCAGGGTTTTTGGGTATTACTACACAGGCTACACAAGCTATCGAAATTCTTAAAGAAGCTTTATTCAGATTCCAGTTAGAACGAGATCCGTTCACTGGAGCCACAACAGATTTTACCGTTGCTTGTTCAGGCGCTGCAAACAGCGACCAAGCATTTGCATCTATAGACTGGGAAGAAATTACTCGCTAAGGAGGAGACTATCATGAAAGACAATAGTAAATTCGGGTCATCAGACTCACTTATCGCCGCAGTTCGCTCCATCATGGAGAAAGAGCATACGGTGCCTAAGGGTGATAAAGAAAAGAAGCTAGCTGCGCTGGCTCACCCAAAGGATAAGATCACGCACAAAGACGTGCTGGTTGGCCGCGGTGTCCTGAAGAAGGAAAATAGCGGTGAGCGCATGGGTACAATTGTCGCGACTCGCAAAGAAAAGGTTGAGCTGGATCCGAAGCTTAAAGAGGAAGAGCAAGTCGATGAGCGCAAGCTGACCGGGGCTGAGACTGATAAGAAAGAAAAATATGTGATGTCACTCAAGAAAAAGATGGGTGGCTTCAAGAAGCGTTATGGTGAGCGTGCTAAAGAAGTGATGTATGCTACGGCTACTAAGATGGCCAAGGAAGAAACTGTACCGGTTCAAGAAATCTCGACAGGTCTTGCTAGTCGTTATCTAAAAAAGACTGATCCAGAAACCAGCTCACCAAAAGAAGTCGAAAAGCGCAAGACTGGCCGCGCTCTAGCCCTTACTAAGAAGTGGGGTGGTAAGGTTGGTGGAACAGCTGCACCTAAAGTTCCGACGAAGGACTAATAGAATGGCTAAAGACGAACGCGAATATGGATATGAAGGCGATATGGCAATTAGCCAGTTAAAGTCTATCATATCCAACGCCGAAGCTCTTATGTCAATGCTGAAACCTGAGACGGACCTACCAGAGTGGGTCCAACTCAAAATCACGCTTGCACAGGACTATGTTCTGACTGCGCGTGATTATATGGAGTCAGAGATGAAAGAAAGTATTGAAGAAGGTGCTCGCAAGGGTCAAGGCCGAGGTGTAGTCCATGGGTACTTAGATGTTAAAAGTAAAGTTAAGGATCCATATGATCGCAAATCAAAATCTAAAGATGATGATGATCCTGCTGGGCATATGCATCCAATGATTCAAATGTCTAGAATTGCTGCAAGTGGTGATGGAAAAGAACCACATTTTCATCATGTTGATGGATCTAAGTCTAAGATAAACAGACATCTTGCTAGACAAATTATATCTACACACAATTCAATGAGAACCACACAAGATAAGGATGAATTTACTAAAAAAATTCATGCTAATCGCGATTCATTGAATAATGCAATTAAGAGTAAAGTAAATGAAGCTTGCTGGTCTGGTTATGTTGCTAAGGGTATGAAGAATAAAGGCGGACGCATGGTTCCTAACTGTGTGCCTGCTGAAGCAGTCACAACAGAGAAGCCTCCGTTCGAAGGTCCCTATACTAAGTCTAAAGATGCAAGCCCAACTCGCTCGCATCTGAAGTCATTGACCAAGAAGGCTCGCGAAACGCTAGCCAAATCATCTGCGAAAAAGTCTAAATAGAAACACTTATATTATGCTGAGTAGTGCTTAACGAAAAGCGAAGGAGATACGCTTATGCCTTTATGGGGATTCGGTAAAGATACCGAGAATACAGTTGCCGGCGCCAACACAGTCGCTGGTATTAAATACGGGTTTCAACCTTTCGGTGGTGCGACAGATGGTCGCGAAGCCTGGAAGCGCAATGTGATTGCGACCAATCAAGGTTGGGTGCGCCGTCGTAACATCAATAAAGATGGTGCAAACTCACAGCGTGATGAAATTCTAGTCGCTGCTAATCCTGGTATTAGCAATGACGGTTATGCTAACGTCGCTTACCTAGGATTTCCTGAGATTACACAGATTTATCTATCGACAAATTCGACAGGTGGTAATGCACTTGTGCGTAACGGAACAGCCAATCTGTATGTCGTATTCAATGAGCCGGTGCGTCATAAGGGCGGCACAGGATTCATTCGTCTAACTCTTTCGAATACAGCTGGTGGTAATAATCTTATTGCTACAGCCAATGCTAAGGCTTCGACATCCAGCACTGATATTATCAATGCGAATAATACTCTAGTATTCCGCTTTAAGCCTGCTGTTGCTGGTACATATAAAGTCGGCGCGCAAACTCTAGCTTTTGGTAACTCCGCTGGTAGCACAGGATTTACAGCTAATCTAGTAAGCCTAAATATTAGCACTAACGGTGCTGAAGCTGCAAACAGTGTGATTGCCGGCTCTGTGTCAAATAACTTCGGCACATTTACTGTGCGCTCCGCCACAACTGGCGGCTAAATCATAAAGTAGGAGAAAACAGATGGCCGATAAGAAGGTCTCGCAACTTACGTCACTAGGCAGCACTTCGCGTGAAGATTTGCTTCTGATTGTCGATGATCCGAATGGCACTCCAGTATCAAAGAATATTACCGTCAAGAATTTCTTTGGTGCAGTACCATCCAATACGGTATTCAATGCTCGTGTTTCATTGAAAGCAAATACTACGATTACCTGCGCTAATACGCTAATTGTATCCAATGTGAATATCACGACAGGTGGACTATTGAAGGTTAATAACTTCATTGGCACACTTCGTTCAAATCCAGCTAGTAATAATGCAACTACGGCAGGTTACAAAGTGGGTCAAATGTTTGCTAGTAATACATATCTCTACATTGCCGTAAATGCAACGACTTTGAAGAGAGTTGCCCTTAGCACATTCTAATAATGCAAATACTTGATGACAGCAATTTTATGCTGTTTGCCGCTCGTCATTATGAGAATCCGTCTTGTTTGGATGAGGCAGAATTTTACGATGATTTAGGACGGATTCGAAATATCCAAAGGCTCATCAGTCGATATGTAAAGACTGGTGAGCTAAAGGATAGATATATTTTAAATCATCTGATTGCTCTTTATAATGTATTTCAACGTGATGCAATTACTAAAATGTTAGTATTCAAGATGAAAGACCATCTAGAATATCTAAAACCCTTTCTAGTTCTAATGGGATATTGGCCTGATAGAATAGATGGTATTGGAAAAAATAATAAGACGATCATCGGATCAGATATACCGATGGATCCTGAAATAGTAATGCTATTGAGGAGGATCTGATGGACGAAGATGCACCAGCTAATGCAGTAGGTGGCGGTAATATCGCAGGTGTTGGAGTCGGTCCTAAGGGTGAGCCGGGCAGACCTCCTATGGGAATGCTTCGTCGCAAAAAACTCAGATTCAAAGAATTTATTAAAGATAATATTAAAGAACAAGGGCCCGGCACGTCATTCTGTCCGATCTGCGGAGAAGAAACTAAAGTTTTGGGTCAGTGGAAAGGTTGTCCAAAGGTACATTATAAGGCGCTTGGTAGAAATGTATGCGCCGGCAAAAGTAGTTCATCACGTGGTGGAAACGGCGACGGCGAATAAAATAATGGATTGATGATGTATAATTGGGATGATATTGTGATAATTGGCGATAGCTGGTGTGCAGAAAGAACCGGCGATAATCATTGGCCAAAAATATTCACAAACAAAATTACAGAAAAACATGAACTGGAACCTAGGGGAAAAGGATTTCCAGGGGCTAGTTGGTGGAGTGTTAGAAAACGACTATTAGAAGAATTAAGTTATAAGCCTATAAAGTTATTAATTCTATGTCATACAGAAGCTAATAGAATACCAAGTGACTATGATTATGGATATAATTATTGGTCTGTCTTAGAAAATCAACATAGAGGTGAAAGATTTGATGCTGCTGTAAAATATTTTGAACATCTTCATTCATTAGATTATTATAGATGGTGTCAATTACGTTGGTTTGATGAAGTAGATTCAATCATAAAAGAAAATAATATTGAAAAGGTTATTCATCTACATTGTTTTCCTGACATGTTTTGGAAAAATTCTAAAGATAGCATAGCAACTTACAAATTTAAGACTGGTATTACTATTCAAGATGCACTCTATAATTATAGAGATAAAACCTTAAATCCTAAAAAATTTCCTAATCATTTAACGGATGAACAAAATTATAAATTAGCGAAAATTCTTACCAAGTTAATAGATAATTATCTAGAATATGGACAAATATATACAGAGAGGTTAAATTTAGGAGATTGTTATGACATATAATTGGAATGATATTTTGATTGTTGGTGATAGCTTTTGTTCAGATAGATTATCTGAGACCGATTGGCCACAAGCACTTACTTGTAAATTAAGTAATAATGAATATGATAGAACTAGAATACCTAACGGTGCAGGATTTGATGGTGCTAGTTGGTGGAGCACAAGACGTTGTTTAATGAAAGAATTAAACAAATCAATACCAAAAGTTATTATATTTTGTCATACCGAAAAAATGCGAATTCCAAGCGACTATGATTATGCATTGAATCATAGAAGTGTTGAAATACGTGAGTTAATACCAAAACAAAAAAAGGTGATGCCTGAAGATTTAGCTAAGGCAGCAGAAGGATTTTATAACCATCTATTATCACATGAATTTCAAGATTGGACCATGCGTCAATGGTTTCATGAGATTGATTGGATTATGAATAAACATCAAATTGAAAAGGTCATTCATCTTTATAGTTTTCCTGATTGGCATAATAAACCATTATATAAATTTAAACATGGTGTTACAATAATGGATCCTCTTTATAATTATCATAAACTAAACACGGATATAGAACGTTTTCCTAATCATTTTAATAATTATGAAAATGTTCAATTTGCAACATTTCTATTTGATATAATTGAAAATTATCCAGGGCATGGAGCGATTTATGATAAAAAGATTTTTGAGTAATATCTCTTTTAGATGGCAAGAATTTAAAAGAAAGCGCCGGTCCAAAAAAATACTTAAAGAATTAGCAAAGCGAGATCCGTTCATATATTGATATGATACTTGGTATAAATTCCCAAAATCATGATGCAAGCGCCGCCGCCATAGATGGCGGCGACATCTTATGGGCAGCACATTCAGAACGATATAGTAGAATAAAAAATGATAGCTATCTTAGTATGGCTATGATAAATGAAATGTTGTCATATGGAACACCTGATATCATAGCCATTTCTGATAAGCCTATTTTAAAAAGTTTACGCAGACTTTACTCTGGAGAACGACCTATATGGATTAATCCAAAGGATGAAATTAGCCGTTTAGGATTAAACAAAAAACGAATAGAATATATTAGACATCATGAATGTCATGCGGCCGCAGGATTTTATACTTCCAAATTTGATAATGCTGCGATATTAGTAATTGATTCTATAGGTGAATTAGATACCATTAGTATATGGGAAGGTAAAGGTGATCAATTAAAATTTATATGGGGTTTAAAGTATCCCAATAGCATAGGACTTTTCTATTCAGCTATTACTGATTATGTTGGTTTAAAACCTAATGAAGAAGAATATATTCTCATGGGTATGGCTGCATTTGGTAAGCCAATTTTAGTTGATAAAATGAAGAAAGATTTTTTTCTAGAATGGGATCCACCTCATTTTGTATCCAAAAATAATTTACATCGTGGGTGCAAATGGTGGGATTGTCAAAATGAAAATAAATTTGATATAGCTGCTTCAGCTCAAGCAATAATAGAAGAATATATTAAGGGTGCTATTTGGTGGATGAGAACTGCAATACGATCTAATAATCTTGTGATTATGGGTGGTGTTGCATTAAACTGTGTCGCAAATAGTTTGATATCTAATATATTTGACAATATTCACATCATGCCTAATCCTGGAGATGCAGGAAACTGTATTGGTGCCGTTGCAGCTTTGACTAGAAAGAAATTGAATTGGAAAGAACCTTATCTAGGCACTAATATACAGAGAGATATCAATATTAATACAGTTGTCGATCATCTTATAAAAGGTGAGATAATAGGCATAGCAAATGGTCGTGCTGAATTTGGTCCTAGAGCCCTTGGTAATAGAAGTCTTATATGTGATCCAAGAGGTTCTAATATAAAAGATAAAATGAATTTAATAAAAAGGAGAGAGCCATTTAGACCGTTTGCACCAGCAATACTTTCTGAACATGCATCAGATTATTTTGATATGCCCGTGAAACATAGTCCATATATGCAATTCGTATCGAAATGTAAATATCCAGATTTATTTCCAGGAATTTGTCATATTGATAATACGAGCAGAGTGCAAACAGTGGATAATCTAGAAGAAAGCATTTTCAGAAAAATACTAGAATTATGGTATGAAAAGACTGGTTGTCCTATGCTTCTCAATACAAGCTTAAACATAAAGGGACAACCCCTTGTAAACACTTGGGAACAAGCTGTAGTATTTGAAAATATAAACGGCGTAAAAGTATTTTAATTAGCCGCAAAAATAGATTGACTAACGGCCTATTATAGTGTAATATAGGCCTATGCATTTACATATCGATCACAAATACCTGAGCATTTTATCGATGAAGCTTGGTCTATTCAAGCGTAAAAGTGATAGGTTGTTCAATTTCCGCTGTCCATTTTGTGGAGATTCGGAATCTAGTCGCACAAAGGCTAGAGGTTATGTCTATCAGAATAAAGGTATTTTGGTATTTAAATGTCATAATTGTAGCTATAGCACAAATATGGCCAAGCTAATAGAGCGAGTTGATCCTGGTCTATTACGAGAATATCGTCTTGAGGTATTTCGTGAGGAAAAGGGTGGTGCAAATAGTGAACCTCGATATCTAATACCTAAACCAGAATTTAAACAGGCTGGTGAGACTCGCTTGACTAATCTTGGTCTGATTCCAGTATCAGACCTTAGCGCAACCCATAGGGCTGTGCAATATCTGCAAGGTCGTAAGATACCAGAGGAAAGATATTCTGATCTCTATTATGCTAAGGATATGACAGTATGTGAGGAGCTAAATTCTTCATATAAAGATCGTCTGGTTGCTGATGAACGAATAGTCATACCCTTTCGTAATATGGAAGGTAAACTGACTGGTGTTACCGGGCGTGCTATGGGTAATAGCAAGCTTCGGTATATGACTGTGCGTATTAATAATGAGCCTTTGGTATATGGTTTAGATCGAGTTGACTTTACCAAGACAGTATATGTCATGGAAGGTCAATTCGATGCGATGCTAATACCAAATGCGATAGCGCCTGGTGGTACTGATATGGGTAGGGCGCTATCTTATATTCCTGGGGATAAAGCTGTTCTAGTGTTTGACAATCAGCCGAGGAACAAGCAGGTTGTCGAACAAATGTCAAAGGCTATAACGAGAAAAATTCCTATGGTTGTTTGGCCTTCAAACTGGAAATATAAAGATATCAATGAGTCAGTGGTGGATGGGGTGGATCCAGCAGAGGTGGTGGCCCTGCTAAATACCTGCACCCACCAAGGGTTAGCTCTCAATCTAGCTTTACGTGATTGGAAGAAATGTTAATGGAGGATAAAATGGGTGGGCCAGCGGTAAAACTAATTTCTTATACTCAACCAGTGGATGAAATTCGTGACCAAGGTATTACAAATGCTTTGGAACTAGCAGCATTTTGTGCTAGAGTATCAAATCCAAGCAACCAATATAATAGTGAATCGGCTGAAAAGCTGGTGAATTATCTTGTCAAGCATAAACATTGGTCACCACTAGAGATGGTTGATGCAACACTTGAAATTGTGACTACGCGCGATATCACACATCAAATCATTCGACATCGTTCATTTTCATTTCAAGAATTTAGTCAAAGATATGCTGATCCAACCAAGTCACTTGAATTTGTGACGCGTGAGGCTCGGCTGCAAGATAATAAGAATCGTCAGAATAGCATTGACGTTGAAGATGTTCATCTACAGAATGAATGGTATCGTTCGCAGCAACGTGCGCTATTTGCTGCTGAACGAGAATACAAATGGGCTATTGACCACGGCATCGCTAAGGAGCAAGCGCGTGCTGTATTACCTGAAGGTCTAACACAATCACGAATTTATATGAAGGGCTCCATCCGTTCTTGGCTACACTATAT